TTTTAAAGCTTCTTCCTTTTTTTTTTGTGTAAGTATATCATCTTTACTTATAAGGCCACCTACTAGCTTTAAAATACCAGCATCTGGTACAATATCACTAACACCTTTTAAAATATTTGGGGCTACTTTAGATAAAAATTTGCCTACCCTGGTATCTTTAAACTTTTTTTTGCTTTTTCTTTTTTCCATTACTTTTGTTTAACAAATACCATTTATTTAATGTATATCCGATCGTTACTGTAAGCAAAATTACCTTTAATACTACATCTACGTTTGTCATTGAAAATAAAAAAGTTCCTAAGTTTATAAGCAATGTTTTATAGTCTGTTATCATTTCTTATCTATTTGTTTTAATTTGTTTATTGCCCACTCAATACCTGAAGTGCCACCCCAGGCATCCCACATTAATTTTCCGCAACCTTCAGAATATGGTGTGTTTTTATGTTGTTGATGTCTTTTAAAAGAGGCCATTCTTGCTATTGTGTCTCTTGAAATGTTTTCCCCTTTTGCAAGTTGGTTAGCTCTTTTTTTGCCTGTGGCTTCTCCGCAACTTCCCCAGCCATTTTTTTCTACCCATTTCAAAGCGCGTTTTGCGTTGTTCTTTGCACTTTCCGGATAATCATTATATGTTTCGAGCTGTACTTCATAACCATTAAAATTATGATAACAAATTGCAATTGCTTGTGATTTATTGTGATACCTCATTAATTGAGGTACGCACCTCATCATATAATCATTTTGTTTTTCTCCTGACTTTTTTTTAGGAATTGGCATTGTTGTAATATTTATATTGACCGGCTTTTTTTATAACAAGCGTTTGTTTTCTGTTTTTAGTACTATTAAAAGACACATGCAACCACTCCGGATTTTTACGGCCATATTCCCATATAAGCTGGTCATATTCAAGATTGTCTTTTATCCAGTAAAACATTTCTTTATTAGTTTTTTTACCCGCACTAGTTATATCTATTGCTTGGCCTTTTAAATGACTGCTCGTTTTACTACCCCCGATGCCAGTATTTAAATCTTCTGACCTATACATACTATTAACTTTAATTGGGCCACCAACCCACTCTCTGAGCGGCTCAAAAACATTTTCAGCTATTAGTTTCATATTTTTAATATGCTCTTTATTCGGTATATTTTCTATTTTATGTTTTTTTGCATAGTTAGAATTTACAGCCTCTTTATATGAAATATGTTCGCTAATATTTTTTGTATTTTTACTCGGTTTTTTTGTAGCTTCCATCTTTTAAATCAATTTTAATTTTACCGTATTTTTTTTCGATTTCTTTTTTGCATTTTTCTTGCTTTAAAGAATTTTCGGCGTGCATGTGCAATAATGTATGTACTTTTGTTTTGAATAAACCTATGTCATGCAGAATTGCCATATTTTTTTGTTCTAAATCTTGAATTTTTTTTAATTCATTTTTTGACAGTCGTTTCATTTTATATTTTTTTGATTAACATTCAAATATACTAATTAATATTTATTCGCGTTAATACTATTTTTTTATGGTATTTCTGGGAATGGTTTTTCTTTTGGTATTTCTTCTGCTCCTATTTTATAGTATGTAAGAATATTTTCTGTTACGTTTTCAACATTTATAGCTTCGTCTGGGTATATAATAAACTCAGTCATAAGCATATTTATATTAAAACCAAAACCAAAATTAATAGGAGCGCTTAAAGCATTTTGTATTTCATATAAATTTAAGGCTTTTAATGGATTAGGAAATGGTCCATATGTTTCTTCTTCTGGAAATATTGGCTTTCCATTTTGAACAATTGGGTTCCTTGAAAAGGGAAATTGTAATCGGTCAAATGGCAACCAGCTAATTATAGGTTTAGGTATTGCACCTAATATATCAGAGCTATATAAAAGACTTTTGCCGCCCAAACCTATTTCTTGGTCTATAGAATATGCGCCTACATTGTAAGTTCTTAAATTATCTCTTTCGGGTCTTAAAAAAGTTGTTAATTCAATTCTATTACCAGAGTCAAATTTTATTGCTGGCAATCTATTTACAGAAAATAAATCTCCGTCTTTTGTAAGATATGGAGCGAATTTAGATGCAACCAAAGTCTGGTCTTTTCCAGCTTGGTCGTACCATTTAACAACTCGTAAAGTTTTACCTAGTCCATTTAGGTAAAATCTGTCTGCAACTTGTGTTTCTAGTAAATCAAAAGTTTCTTCTCCATTTGAAACTTGTACCACATATTGCTCTAAATTGCTTGTAAGATTTCTAAGAGAGTAAGCACTTATTGGCTCTCCAAACTTTTCAACAAATGATTGCTCTCGCGGCGCTCCGCAACCAGCATAGGGCTTATAAACAATACCCCAGTTTATGTCATTGTCACATACTCCAGACCCCCACCAGCTTTTTGTATAAATTTCGTTTGCCATTACTTTTTTGTTTTTTTAATTTTTTTTAAAAAAAGCTTTAACTTTTCTACGTTTTTATTTTTTGGTTTGTAACTCATAAAACCCATCCATTAAATGTTGCCTCGTAACTAGGGAAAATATCATCATTTACATTATTAGTGTACTCTGGATATGTATCTTGATTAAAACTCATAAAATCTATAAATCTGCGAGAATACCACTCCGCATTTGTTCTTGCTTTTTCTACTAAAAAATCAACCTCGTTTTTATCTACTGTTTGTGAATTTTCAGAATTATGTTTGAAAACCCCCCCGTTAGAAATTTGATATGCCGCAAATGGAATATAATTGCTCTGCGCGTACCAAATCAACATAGTTACAATATAATCGTCAAGGATAGTCTTCCACCTTGCATTTGCGGGCAAATCAATACCAGCCGTGATCGCTGCAGTTAAACCGTCATACATATTAGTTCCTATAATTTGCTGAATATCAATCTCTTGCGCAATTTTAATAAAAAAAATAAATTTGTCTGTATTAATTGACCCATCTAAAATTGAGTTTCGTATTAGGTCTGTTCTATTTATAAAAAGTACTGTTGCCATTTATTTTCTTTTATTTATTTAATCTAAAAATCCTTTGTCTGTCATGTCAATTGGCCTTTCAGCAACAAGCCTATCATTTACTTCTGGCACAAACCCCTCTTTTCTTGCTTTATTTACGCTTATAACAGGAGCTAACGGACTCTTAATATCAATTTGTCCTTTGCCTTTTTTCATATATGTTTTACGCATCCAAAAATGGTGACAGGCACCTCCCCCTTTATATAAATCAGTTTTTTGGCCGCCTCTATTTAACCATATAGAATATGTGTCTGCACCTCTAGGGCCCCATCCTGGGTTTACGGCAATATTGCTCATTTGTTCAATATCTTCTTTTCTATATATTTTTTTTGCCAAAATCATTTTTTTACAAAAAGCTCTAGTAACATTTTTCCCTTTTTTAAACGTGTCTTTTAATGGTGCATACTGATACCTTACTTTAAATTCTACTCCATCAATATCCTCATCTTGTTCAGACTTTGCATTAGGTCTGGCTGTCCCAGTAGATACAAAATTCCAGATTTTTGACAGTGTGCTTTTTTTCTTTTTGTTTAATTCTTTTATTTGGGTGTCTAATTCCTTCTCGTCGTCATAGTTTACTTTTCGCTCATCAATTAATTCCCACTCGCTTAAATCCTCATCTTCTCCGTATTTTTTTATAAAATCATCTAAATCAGTTTTTTTTAAATCAACCTCGTTGTGTGATTTACAAGGCATATAATAAATAATACCATCTTCCTCGTGTTCGTGGTGACCTTCGCAATTTTGTTCTTTTGCTTTTGCCTCAGCTTCTTCAATTGTCTTATAAGCGTCTTTACCATCTATTTTTTTAAGGTTAACAGACATTTCAACCCCTGTCTCTTCTTCAATAGTTTCTTTATCTTGTAGCAAGCTATCTACTTCCGTGAATTCTAGCGGCTGTAGGGTCGTAAAGTATAGGTTTAAGCTTATATCGTTGTAAGCTAGTATATTATCAAAGCTATCAATTAAAAGCTCCTGAAATGGCCTTATTACGGTGTTATCCATTAAAATAGATGCCGTTTTTATTTCATCGGCATTTGAAGAAAATCCGCTTGATGTTTTTATTCCTAATAAAAATGGAGAAACAATTCTATGAGCAATTTGAATTTTTTGAGTGCTTTCTTCTGACAAAAATTGATACTGATTATGCGCATCACTTAATTGTACTGGCGTAATTTCTGCCTGGCTTTCTTTGTTATCATTAAAGGCTATGATAAACTTGCCCGCATTGTTCGTCCCGGAAAACTTTTGTGCTATTTTTGTTTCTATTAATTGGCGCTCTTGCTGATTAGGGGTACCGTTATTAAAATTAATGAGCATTGACGGACTAAGGCCCGAACGTATGTTGTTAATGTGATAATTTGACACCTCTTCTTCAAGCTCACAATACTGTAAACCTCCCTGATAATCGACAGGAGAATAGTAGTAAAAGCCTGATTTATAAGGCTTTATATAGTATATTTCTATACTTTCTTTAGACATACCAAAAGCAGGTATTCTTAAAGGCTTGTCTGTTCTTTTTATATTTGCCCAATCGTTATAATAGTAATAAGCGGGTATATCACCATTATCATTACATTTTTCTGCTCTTAAAGTCTCAATAGGCATGTGCTCTAATTGAACAATCTTGCTTCTGTCTTTTGAGTATATAACTTGAATTGCCGCCTGACCCATTAACTTTAAATCATAACAGCATCTTCTAACAACATCTTTCCTAAACAAAGAAATCATCTGCGCATATTCATTAGGCTTTCTGCTGCTATCTGTTGCATTTAAACCTTTTCCATAGATTGCCTGCGATATGCCATTTATAGCCGCATTGTTAGTTGGGGAACCATTATACCGATCAATTAAAAACTGAAAATAATTATTATCGGCCCCGTATTCAATCCAATCTGCCCCCTTTACTTCTTTAATTTCTGGGCTTGTGTAAGTGCTTAAATTTACAAATCCAAACTCTGATATTTTTGTTTTGCTAAATTGCCCTTTGCTATTTCTTTTTTTCATACTACAATATAGTCATTATTGAAACCATCATATTCTTGATATTGGTCTTTATTTAATTTGTAAAAATAATTTGGCTCGTTTTGAATATCTAATTTTTGCTCAGTACAAAATATCCTATCCTTAAATATTACTACCTCTTTTGTGCCGTCTTTGTAAATAGTCATATCGTAAAAATGCCCCTCTACCATATTTGTATAAGTGCTATTATATACGGTAAATCTATCGTTGTCTATTTCAATATTTCCAACCCCACCAACCCGAGGCGCTAATATATAATCTTTAAGTACGTTTGTGCTATCGTCTCTTATAGTCATAAATGCGCTTGTTACATACTCTCTAGGTATGCAAGTAAATCTATTTTCTGCTTGCGGTCTAAATAAAATCATCTATATATATAACGAAATAAAAATGGATATTTGTAAAAACAAAAAAAAAGCACCCAATTAAGGATGCTTTTAAATATAATATAATTAAATTTTAGTTTGGTGTAATCGTAGTAGTCGCTACTGGACTAGGAGCAGAAGATAAAAACAACGGAGCTGTTTCTTCCATTCCTTCCATTACAAGAGTAAATCCTGAGAGGTCTCCGGCGGCTGCTCCGGTTACAACCGTGCCCCCAGTTACTTCCATTCCGTTTTCTCTACCGCATAAAAAGAAGTTACCATAGTAATCCTCTACTACCACATAAGGTCTAGCGATTGCGATAGTTTCTAGTTCTCTTTGTGTACAAGGGTCAAGGTAAGTTAATGTTAAATTTAAAGTTTGAGTGTAAAAAGTAGTACCATTTTCTCGCGAAGATGTGACAGCCGTCTCTAGGCTTGAGTTACCTTTTACTTCATATAGATACCACTCTTTAAGCAATACCATAGAGATATCAAATTCGCAAGTCGCTAGGTCTTCTATAACTCCACTTATATTACCGAAGTCTGTCATATATATATTCTTTATTCCCCCAAAGGCGCTTTTGCACGGTAGCTTTCTACCAGTATTTAATGTACAAGCCATAATTTTTTTTTGTATTATGCTAATAATCAAGCAGTTAAGCTTATATCAGCGTTGTTATTTTAAAAAAAAGAGGTGAGCAGATTAACTACCCACCCCTTTATTAATTAATTGTAACTATTTGATTATCAAACAATTACGCGTATTCTACTAAATCTTCAGCAATTCCAAATTGTACTCCTGAAGTAAATCTCATAATCATTCTTACATTATTTGACCCATCTAAATCCGCCATATCAAGTGTTTTAACTTCGTTTGTTGAATTTAAAAGACCAGTTCCAAAATATAAGTTAGAACGTTGAGCTACATACATTTTATTGTCTGACATTCCTGGGCAAACAAAGATTTTAACGCCATTCACCGTAAGGCTTCCGTTATTCCACCATTGTGTCCCCATATTAGCAACACCATTTGCTCCAAGACCATTAGCCGCAAATCCGCCTAAAGCTTGAACATATAATTTAGCTGCTTTGCTTCCAACATATAAAAATAAATCTTCTTTACCATAGCTAGCTGCTGGGATTGCTTCAACTACCTTAGATAGCTCTGTAATAATATTAGCTGCATCTAAACCACCTGCTACTGCTCCTACTTGTTGTGCCGCTGGAATATCTCCTGCTGCTGCTGCAGCTGCAATTAACTTTTCAAATCCATCAAATGATGTTGGTGTTCCTGCCGCTCCTGCAGTGTCTCCTCTCCAAATATTTTCCTCCGTATTCTGTGCCACTTCCGCAGCCACATGAGCAATCATAAAATCAGAAAATTTTGGGGGTAAATTTTGACCTAAACCAAATCCCATAGACTGGCTTTCCCAATCCTCAACAAAATCGTACTTACAAAGTTGTAGATTTACTTGTAATTCTTTAGGCTCTAATATTCTCTCTGTTAAAGTAACAGATGAGTTAGGTACAAAATCACAACCAGCAGCAGTTACTATTGAACCAGTTGCCAATTTTTTTATAACTTCTTTATATGAGATATTTGACTTTATTGTTACTCCACCATCATCAATTGTGCTTGCTGATAGAAGACTTGCCGCAATATACTCACCAGCAAATTGGCCAGCATACGTGGAATTTACTACTACAGCTGTTGCTAAATTTACGTTTCTTTTATTCATTTTTTATTTATTTAATTTATTTAATACTCTATCTAGTGTTGTTGTAAACTGTCCTTTGCCAAATTGCACTTGCGTTTTTTGTGCTGCACTTGCCTCTGGGTTATGTTTGATTGGTTTAACAGCAGATAACTCTTCTTTTTTATCTTCTTTTTCTGCCTCTACTTTGTCCGCTTTTAAATCTGCAATTGCATCTTCTAGGTTTTGGATTTTATCTTCCATTTGTCTAAAAGTATCTTTAGTTACATAATTTTCTTCGTCCATCATTTTCTCTTCTTCTTTTAAATCTTCGGTTTCTTCTTTGGCAGGTACCTCGTCTGACACTTCTCTTATATCTGCAATCATGCCTTCTTCTTCTACAATTACCAATCTTCCGTCTTCGAGAATATATTCCCCTACTGGCATAGCCACTTTCTGGTCTTCAGTTACAATAAATACTTCATTACCTTTTTCAAAGGCCTCCGCACTTATTACCGTTCCATTTTCAAGCTTCATTTCCATAAGTTTAACCTCTATGTTTAAAAGCGTTTTAATTTTGTTTAATGTGTTCTTGTCTTTCATACTATTTATATAACGATTATTAAATTACAATTTGCGTTTTCAATCTGTTCTTGTTATAACTCCAATGCCCTGTGCCTGCATTGAGCCATCGCAGCACATAATAGAATAAGTGCTTGTGTCCCAACATAAACATGCGCGGTTGCCCCCTACGGGAGATGTTCTGCTGTGTATAAATGGTTTATTATTTTTATTATTTCTCTGCATTAAAAATAATATTTTTTATTTCGCTTAATAGAGCATTATTTTCTTTTTGCTCATTATTCATAATATCGCCTATAGTTTTATCCTTAGGCGACTCCATCCGGTCCGCAAAATATCCTTCAATGCTAAACCCCTTTACTTTGTTGGTTTTTACAAATTCCTGCCAAACATCTTCATTGTTTACTTTTACGCTACCCATCCAGGTGCCTAGCGGCAAATCCATTCCGTACTTGACACTTTTATCATGTACTTTATCTTCTATTAGCCAGCTCTCTACTAATGTTAAACCAGTTAATACCTCAGAGTGTTCTAACGTTGAATTATTTTGGTTACCTTTCTGTAAAAACATTTGAGAAGCTTTTGCGATAGTATTTTTTGAAAAATATATATAATACTCCCCGTCAGTTCCGGAGCGATATATAGGCTTGTTAGGTATCAATAAAGCTCCCATAAGTATTTTCTTTTCTTTATCTACTTCAGCAAGTTTAATTTCTTGATTTTTTAAAGCCACAAAATCACTTTCTATTGCTGGCGCCTCAACAATTGATATCGCATCCACTCCAGCTTCAAAATCTTCTTCGTCTAAAATTAGCTCAATTATCTTCATATATATATAACGTTTAAATAAATAATCTTTGCGTTTTAGGGCTTAAATACTTGCTCCCTCTATAATGTTTCTGTCTAATTCTTGGGCAGAAGTTACATCTCCAGATACAACAAAAGCGCGGGTTGGTCTTTGCATTTGTCCCCCTATTGCATCAGCCAACTGATCGGTACCGCTTGAGCCAACAACATTAAATGCGGGCGGTTGGGGGGCGCCTCCTCCTCCCCCTCCTGCGCTTGGCTGTGAAACATCGGCTGTGCCTCCACTAGGTTGAAATTTTTGCTTTGCTATAGCGGCAATTTGTAGCGCACCAGCAACACCCATCGAAATCATATTAGCCATTCTTAATGATTGTGTTGGTGTTCCGTCTGTAGTTTCTGCTGCTGCTTTCATTATAGCTTGGGCTGTATTTATACCAGCTTGAGCCATACCTACAGCCTTACTAATTAGAAACGCTTTTTTTGCATTTTTTTCATTTCCTTTAGCAAATAAATTAGCAAGGCCAGAAATATTTTGGAGAACATCTCCAGCTAGTTTAAACTTGGCATCTTGTAATGCAATTTCGTCCTCTTTTATTTTTTTATTTGTTGCCTCTGTAGTTACTACATTAGCATCAGCAATTTGTTTTGTATATGAAGCATTTATTTCTGCTATTGCCGTCCAATGAGCGTCTAGGTCTATTAATTCCTGGACTTTTCTTTGCCTTTCTAATTCAAGCTTTTCGGCCTCCGAGGTTGCCAAAGCATTTTGTTCTTTTAATCTATTTTCGTCTATTATTTTAGATATGCTGTCAGTCCTTTCCTTTGTCTCTGCTATTTTAGCATCTGATATTGCTTTCTGTTTTGCTGCCTCCGCCTTTTCCTGCGCCGTTATTTGCTTGCTTATAGTGTTAACCTCCCTTTGCACTTGCCTAGCTGTATTAGCCCTAGAGGCAACTTGTCTGTTCACCGCTGCAATAGCCTCCGCTTCTTTGTCTAAGTTTTCTTTATTACTTCGGCTAAAGGTATTCTCTTGTATTTGAGCGTCACGCCTTAATTCCAAGAATGCTGTTTCTTTGTCCAGTAAGCTATCCTCTAAAACTTGTGCATCTAATAAGGCTTGTTTTCTTTCTTCGGCTGTAAACTTATCTTCCTCCCTAGACTTTAATCTTAAAAGGGCTATTTGGCTTTCTAATTTAGACCTTTCAACAATAAGGTTTCTTTCTATCTTATCAGCCTTGGCCCTCATATCTGCAACTTGTGCTGCAGCTTTACCCTCTTTTATTTGTTCTTTTGTAAAATTAACAACTGCTTTTGTTGCTGCATTTACTCCCATTACTACGGGATTTATATTGTTATTTAATTTAACAAAACCATCTTTAGCATCTTTTAAAGCACCCTTAAAATCCCCAGAAAATGCCTTTTTAATTGCACCCCCTAAAAGTCCCATACTATCAATAACACCATCTACCCTGTCTAATATAAACTCTTTAACACTTTTTGAAAAGCTCTTTAAACTTTCTACTGGGTTGGTAAAGGTATTTATTATGCCTTCTCCCAGGTCTGCAAGTAGGTCTACAAGGTTACCCGTTAACGCGCCTATAACACCCATAATCTTATTAAACTTGTTCTGACCCTCCTCTGAGCCAGTAAAAGCGGCCGTCAGCGCTACTATTCCAATTATAAGTGCTCCAATACCAGTTGAGATTATTGCGCCCCTCATGCTCTTAAAACCAGTTGTTACTAATTTTAAGCTACCAGACATTTTTTTAAACCCGGAAATAGCACCCCCAGTTAATTTATCAAGCTGTCCAGTTAACGCCCCTGTATCTCCCGAGGTTTGTTTAATTTCTTTATCTACGCCATCAATACTTTTTTCAAGACCTTTTAGATTTTTCTCTGCGCCGTCTGTATCAACCTTTAAAGTGTATGTTTTTGTTATAGACATTTCAATTCTCTTTTAAGTAGTTTAATTCCATTCTTGATGCTTTTAGGCAAAGCATTTTTACCCTGGGCTATTCTTATATTTTCAGTTTCTCCATTTACTATCTGCAGCAAATCAATTATATCTTTTATCATAATATTATATTGTTCAATAATTCAAAATCAGTTTTGCCAGTTGTTAGGTCTGTTTTCATAGAATTAATTTTATAGGTTTGCTGGTTCATTTCTATTAAATCATTAAGCTGCAAGTTGTAGTATATTTTCATAGGTAAATTTGCAGTAACTTTTTTTAGCCTCATACTATTATCAAACACTCCTTGTATATATTCTTTATACTCAGTTTCAAATAAAGTGTCTGTAAATTCGTTAGCTGCAGAGTTTGGCTCATTAGCTAGGTACTCATTTAATTCGTTTTGAAAATGTATATTATTTTTATTTATAGATGGGTCAAGAGTAAAACTATTTGAGGGTATTATATACTCTGTTATAGTTGTTCCGCTATTTACTTGAGCAGTGTCTAATATTCTTATTGGGGTTGCGTTTTCTTGAACAATTCCATAAAACAATAACGGGGAGCCAATATATGGCTCTTGATTTTCATTAACAGAAAAACCCCATTGTACCTCTGTTGAGGCGGCTGGTGTAACTAATGGATTTGCATTATATAATCTTTCATACATCATATGCTCAAAAGGTAACTGTATTTTATACGGCTCACTAGGTGCATCATAAATATCTCCGTCTAAGGTAAATGCCAAAGACCCCCAACCTGAGTTTGTAAGTTGCTCAAATTGTTTTGCTAGTATTGTCCCTAAACCTTTATATCCAAAATTTATCTTGCTAAATGGTAGTGCTACATTAGTAGTCGACTTTGTAGTGTCTAAATATTTATCAATATTATAAACCTTTGTGCTATCCGCGTAGTACTCATCTAACGACCTAATTACAATAATATCATTTTCTACATAAGCAATTAAATTATACATTTTAAATATGCCGGACATAAAGTCTATAACTTTTATCTTTGGCATTTGCTCAGATATGTTAAATTCTTGGTTTTGATTTGTTTGAAAAACATTTACGTTATCATAGTCATCATTTTCTGGTACTGCTTGTCCAGTTTGTACAAGTATTTTTTGATAATTTATTCTTATAAAAATATTAGGTGGGTCAAAAGCTACGTTTGTTGTGCTCGTAAATCTAAACGTATAAGTTCTATTATTTAATATTCCATTTTGTCCAGGCAGTATTGAAAAAACGCCTTGTCCAGTATATGCTTCCGATCTTATAACAACACCATCTCTTAAAATTTGTATGCCCCAACTATCAGTATTATTTACTGGGGTAATGTCAAACTGCATAGCTCCTACATTCAAAATATATAGATTTGGTACACTAGCTGCGTTTATAGTAATTGCACCTTGAGATACACTAGAGCCGTTTAAGTTTTGATTGTTAGTTTGTAAGTCTGTAAGCAAAGTATAAACTTGCTGAACCTGCGTAGTTTGGGTTACTGGGCCACTTTTTCTGTGAAGCCACATATACAAAGAAATTAACCCATTAGGGTTATCAAACCTTAAAAAGTCTTGGGAAAAAGTAAGGTTATACTTTGCTTGTATTGCGGCTAAAATTGAAAAAACCCTAACTGCATATTTAAACTGGTCCCACTTTATGCCGTTTGGTACTGCTGGGTTGTTGCCAGTAGATGGATATACATTACCATACGCATTGCTATTTGTAGCCGTATTGTATATCATCCTATCTGTATGAGTAATTAATGGTACAATCATATTACCTAAGCCCCCGTCCATGGTGTTTAATATTTCACTATAGCTATATATCTTATTAAAACCAGCAGTAAACTCTAAGGTGCTTAATGTTTCGTCCGCAAAAATATCTTTCAAGTTTATTGTATTACCAAAAAAAGTAATTCTATATGTGTGAGGTAAATTATTTTTTAAATCTACACCCTCCAGTCTTATAGTACCCTCCTTAAATGGCAAATCATTTAATTCTAATCTTGCAGCTGCTTTTACTCTTGCATCAAAACCGTTTATAATTTCTGAGTTATAATAGTGCTCAAATATCTTATTATTTGTTGGAGATGCTGGTACAGAAAAAGTTTGAGTAAATTCTGTAAATACTTTTGCAATATCTTTTACGTTTTTTATAGTTTGCGTAAGTGATACACTCTCATCTTTAAATAAATCTACTCTCTCATTTAATATGTATAATTGTAGTGTACGCATTATCTAATATTGTTTATGTAATCAAAAGCATCTTCAAACTCAATTGTGTATTGTATTAACCTATCATTTACACCGGTTTTAAAAGCCATTGATGAGGTTTTAACTTTTACTGGCACTTTTATATAAGTTTTAGCTGCAATAGCAATAAGCTCTGACAACCATATATACTCGCTTAATAATAACTCTTCAAAAAACTGATTTGCAAATTCTGGATAAAAACCACTGCTTAAAGTATATGTTTGTTTTCCTTGTGTATTAAATACTTTATTTGCTGGGTTTTCCGTACTATATGTGGCTGGACTATCGCTAGGATATGTTATTGTGTTTGCCTTATACCCCTCATTTGTTCTTGCTATTCTTTTTGTTTTTTTTAGAAAAAACCACAAATCTTGTTGCACTCCATATTTATTTATAAAAATAATCTTATGACCATCTCCATACTTTGTGCAACCTATTCTTTTTATGTTGCATACAATGCTATCTGGGTTTGATACAGCAGTGTCAATAGCACTAAAGGAGTTTACAACAAAGCCGCCTAAACTTGTTATGCTGGGGACTTTCCCAGTTTCTCCGGTAGGTGCTAAAATTGTAAATGTATTTGTCGCCGTAGGTGGTGTGTCGTTA